GAATCTTGAAAATTGAATGTAAAGAAGTTGATAACTCATTAGTAAAGAACATAGATTCTTTTAAATTTCCGTTGTAATTTAGCGACATAGCGTTTAGGGGGATAGAAATATCCCCTTTTTTTATATTCATTAGGTAAAGAAAATCCGTTTTTTTATACACGAACGCGCCTAATTTAAGATTATCCCCTTATTTTTATTGAGATTATTTAAGGTTATTCCCTTATTCCTTATTTAGAATCATTATAAATTTGTAGAAAAGTGAAAAAAATTTGTTAAAAAGTTTGGTACATTCAAACTTAGTATTTATATTTGCGTATAGTTATTCACTAAACAATTAAAAAAAACGATATGAAAACAGCAACATTAGTACACGTAGAAACAGGAATAGAGTATTATAAAAATGATGTTTTATTTATTCCATCTGCAAATGAAAAATTATTATGGTCTTTATTTGGAACTCCTGAAAATGTAACAATGATACAGCAAACTTTTGAAACTCAAATAGATGAATTTACAGGGTTTACAAAAAAAGAAATTGAAGCGAAATTAAATGATAATTTTGAAAAAGGGTTATATAATTTTTTGCCTGCAATGGGTGTAAATCAAAACATAGAATTACGATTTTAATAACAAAACGGGGGGTGCGCATCCGTAACGCACATTTAATTAAACGCTATGGAAACAATTATTAAAGCCTACGAACAAGAGTTAAAAGACAACTACTATGAACTACGGGACGCGTTCGGCGCGTTAGACGAAGCAACTCAAAAAGCATTCCGCGAATGGATGGTTATGGAAGAATTATTAACCCGCTTAAACTTGAACGATGAAACTATTTAAGAACTTATTTAACGACCTAGACAACGAAGGCAAAATGATGTTAAACACGATTATCGAAGCCTTAACGTTAGTTGGCTTGTTTTCCGTGTCCCTTTTATTAATCGCATATTTTATTATCTTATGAAAATCGAAACTTTTTACCCGTTAGCGTACTTTTACGCAGAAACTTTTGAAGGAGAATGCACCTTCGAACTATCCGTAGACGAAGACAACGACTTAAACGTAACTATTTGCACTGCCGTAGCTTACCGCAACGACTTAGAAATCGAACTAGAACACGTACTTACGGATTACGACTTACAATTAATCGCAACCGAAATTTACGACGATTTATTGAATTCGGATTTACACGACGAAGTAACACAACAAGAATATAATAACAAAATCCAAATAGCATATGACAACGGCAAGAACTCACGAAGAATATAATTTACCCGAGCAGGTTCGGTGGTGGCTCAACGGCGAAGGTTGGGTGCATAAAAACGGACACTTTAACTTTAACCATTATTGTAACGTAGTAAATGCAAAATATGAAGAAATACGAAATAACCCATTATTACCAAGAAACTCCGAAGGCGCAAAGAAAACGAACAAAATCCGTTGTAAAAGCGTATTCCCTACACCACGCTAAGTTAGTGTTAGATATTTGGGAAGGATTAATAATTAACATTAAAGAGATATGCAACTAAAAAACAAATTCACGGACTTAATAGAAACAAACGACCTTCGCAAACGGAGCAGAAAACGAAAGTATGTAAACCAACGCGGATACCTAATTAAATTAATGCGCGGGTACGGATTCTCGTATATAGAAATCGGCGAAATGTTAGGGCTTAACCACGCTACCTGCATTCACGCTTTTAACAATGCGAACCTTTGGGAATCTATAAACGATAGGCACTTTTACAACGATACGGAACACCTTCGCGCAGCAATGAATAACTTTAAGGTTAACAGAACGATGAATGATTTATACCTAGACGTTAAAAACGCAGGAGGCTTAAAAGACCTTGAACACATTCAAGAACGAATAAGACGCGGGGAATATCAAATAAAATTTTACGAAAATGAACAAATATTGAATTAATTAGTTATATTTGTGAGCGGTGTGCAGACCGAATTTACAAAACTTATTTAACCTCATTGGGGAGTAGTGCTGCACCGCGAAACCTAATGGGGTTTTTTTATGTACCTATGAAAAGAGATTCAATGATTATTTACCGAAGTTTCTACGAAGCAATTAAGGAACTTCCAAAAGAAAACCAAGCCGAAGTATGGAGCGCAGTTTATGAGTTAGGATTAAACGGGAAAACCATTCAGTTAGAAGGAATTAGTAAAACTATCTTTACGTTGATTGCACCCCAATTAGAAGCAAACTACAAGAAATTCGTAAACGGAAGCAAACCTAAAACAAAGCACACCGAAAGCAAAAGCGAAGCAAAACCGAAGCAAGAAATAAGCAAAAGCGAAGCTAATGTAAATGATAATGTAAATGATAATGTAAATGTTATACCTTCTTGCGAAGAGTTTATAGCTTATGCAATTAGTAAAGAACCAACCGCAGATAAAAACGAACTACGATTAAAGTATGAAAGTTGGAAGGTAAACGATTGGTGTACTAACGTAAAAGGTAAGAACAAAAAAATTCTAAATTGGAAATCAACTATTTTAAACACGTTACCTTATATTCGCAAAATTAACCCTAACGAACTATCGGACGACCTGCAACAAACCGCAAACATATTAGCGAAGTTAAATTGGAAGGACACTAAAGACTACAAAAATGCTGACTAAACAAGGGGATAGCTTACAATACCTACTAGATTACAAAGAAGGTAAGATTCAACAAGGCTTAAAAATTGACTGCGTGTTAGACGATTATTTACGATTCAAGCCTAAGCAACTAAATATAATTCTCGGACACGATAACGTAGGTAAAACTTATTGGGTGTTTTGGTACTTCCTTGTCCTTGCATTAAAACACGGACTTAAATTCTGCATATGGTCGGGAGAAAATCAAAAAGGACAAATACTGCGGGATTTAATACAAATGTATAGTGGCGAACCATTTAAGAATCTAACGACAAACCAAATACATTCCTATTCCGCTTACCTAGAACAATTTTTCTACTTTGTGGATAATAGCAAACTTTACAAGCCGTTGGAACTTTTGGAAATCTTTTCTAAGTCCAAATGCGATGTCGGTTTAATAGACCCGTTCACAGGATTAGACCGCGAAATGACTTACGAAGGTAATTACACGTTTATGAATAAGGCGCGGGAATTCGTAAATAAAACGGGTATGACTATCTACATAAACACGCACCCAAATACTGAAAGTGGAAGAAGCGCAAATTTATACACGGACGGAGATTTTAAAGGACACTTAAAACCACCACTTAAAGACCACATAGAAGGCGGGAAGGCTTTTCTAAATAGATGCGATGATATGTTTGTTATTCACAGGCTAATTAAACACGAAACGATGAAATATAACACAATGATAGGAGTTGAAAAAGTAAAAGATATGGAAACGGGCGGGAAGCATACGGGAATAAACGACCAAATTTTATGTAATTTTAACTCGGGGTTAGGTTTTGAAGTTTACGGAATCAACCCGTTAAAAGAAATGAGAACACCAAAACCAAATAATTTTAAATTTTAGTTATGGACGATTATACAATTTTACGAAGCCAAGTTTTATTAGGGTTTACCTACGCAAAGATTCAAAGTAGTTTAGACGAAATAAAGACGAAGCACCCAACACGAACGGACTTAATTACTTCAATGGAAGAAACGTTAGAACACATTCAAGAAGTTAAGTTATCGTGGAATCAATTCGAGCAAGAATTTAGAGCAATGCGCCAAAACGGATATAGAACGGACTTAATTAACTTGGACTTACGAGAGGAAAACAATAGGCTTAAAGCCGAACTAAACGCAATAAGATTTTAATATGCGCTGCAAGAATTGTAAAGAAGTATTTACTCCCGTTAAGTTTAACCAACGTTATTGCCTAGAATCCGATTGCGTTCGTGTTTGGGTAGAAACTGAAAAGGAAAAGCAATGGAAGAAAAAGAAAAAACAACTAAAAGACGAACTCCAAACGCTACCCGAGTTACTTAAATTGGCTCAAATAACGTTTAACAAGTACATTCGACTACGCGACAAGGATAAACCTTGCGTAAGTTGCGAAAAGCCGTTAGGGGCAAAATATGACGCAGGACATTATTTTAGTATGGGTGGACACAAGGCAGTAACCTTTGACGAAGACAACGTTCACGCGCAATGCGTAACGTGCAACCAATATAAACACGGAAACTTATTAAACTACCAAATAGGAATCCAACAACGAATAGGAGCGGATAGGTTAATAGAATTACATTCCCGCGCTCACGATGTTAAGAAGTGGACAAAAGACGAACTAAACGAAATTATTAAACGCTATAAACAAAAAATAAATGAGGTTTGAAACACTTAAAGACCTGCAAAACGAATACGAGGCAATAGCAATTTTTTGCGATGAGTACGAATTAAGTTGCAGGAAGTTAGACGAAAACGATATAGATTTTGAACTAATCAAAGACGAACGAATAATAGGTTACGCAGAAGTAAAAGGAAGAAACAAAACAATACAGGAATCCTACCCGCTACCAATAGCCGTAAGAAAATTACTTAAGTTAATGGATAAAAAGATAAACCCCGTGATTATTTGGAAATGTTACGACGGTATTATTTACGGAAAACTAGAAAAACTTAAAGGAGAAATAAGAATAGGAGGAAGAAAACCGCGTGAACATTCATTTAATGACATTGAGTTAATGGCTTATTTTGATAGGTCAAAGGAATTAATCGAAAAGAAATTTTAACATTTTTTAACAAATAAATTATATCGAAGTATTGTTAATTGAAATAATATGTTTATATTTGTGTATAATTAAAAACGAAAACGCTATGAAAAAAGTATTTAAGAAATGTAAAACAAAAACAGACCTAATGAAAGATTCTCGTTTAATAAATGGTATTGAGTGGTGTGTTTATGATAATGTTTGGGAAGGTTGGTTAAAGGCAGGTTATCAAGCCTATGGAAATGAGCAGCATTCAATAATGGAAAGTACAATCGAAGATTTTTGTAGAGTTATGAATGCAGTACAAACTTGGGAAAACGACCCTGAATTAATGTAATAAAACAAGGGGTGCGACTTGGTTAACGCACGTTTTAATTTATACGCTATGAAACATTTATTTAAATCGTTGGCAGCCTTCCAACAAGAAGTACCCGTAATTTACAAGGGTACACAAGGCTTCGGTTATTCTTACGCAGATTTACCCGCTATTTTTGAAAAGATTAACCCGTTATTAGCTAAACACGGATTAGGGTTTACGCAGTTGTTAGACACTAAAGAAGGTGTGGACTATATTGCTACCGTTATTTTTCATATTGAAAGTGGCGAAAATTTAGAATCAAAGGTAGCCATTCCACAAGTTACGTTAAAAGGTATGAACGATTACCAATCATTCGGAAGCGGTGTTACTTACTTTAGACGATACGCTTTGAGTTCCGCGCTCGGATTAGTAACGGACAAAGATACGGACGCTTCGGGCGAACAAGTAAAACACGAACCTAAAAAACCAAACATAGACCAAAAGCGTTTAGGCAAAGCATTAGAAGCAATCGCTGAGGGTAAGTACACTAAAGAAGAACTATTAGCTAACTTTAGTTTAACCGATTCTCAAATCAAATTACTTGAAAACGTATGAAAGTCCGATGTTCTCAAATTGGTAAGATAATGACTAACCCCCGCAAGTCGGGGGAAGTCCTAAGCCAAACCGCAAAAACGTACGTACAAGACCTTGTCTTATTAGAAAAGTATGGAATACGTAAGGAATTTAGTTCACGTTACACGGACAAAGGTAACGAAGTAGAAGACCTTTCGATAGCGTTGGTTAACGATGTTTTGAATTTTAAGTTTATATACAAGAACGACGAACACTTTACGAACGATTGGGTTACAGGAACGCCCGACGTAAACACGGACGAAGTATTAATAGACGTTAAAAGTAGTTGGGACGCTTCAACGTTTCCATTCTTTGAAACTGAAATACCAAACAAAGATTACTTTTACCAATTACAGGGGTATATGTGGTTAACGGGTAAAACGGAATCCGTGTTAGCGTATTGCTTAATAGACACCCCGTTAGAAATGGTTGAAGACGAAGTAAGGCGAGCGCATTGGAAGTTACACCTAATCGAAGAAAACACGGAAGTAAGAAACGAAATAGAATCTAAACACAAATTTAGCCATATACCAAACAACCGAAGGGTAAAGTATTGGTTTGTTCAACGCGATGAATCCGTAATTGAGCAGATTAAAGAACGCGTGGAGCTATGCCGTGAATACTATAACCTATTAATGAAAACGATATGAACCAAGAAGAACAAAAAGAATGGTATAGTATAAGCACTAACCGAAGTAGTGAACACTTAGGAGATTGTTTAGAATTGATACCATTGATACCTGATGAAAGTATTGATATGATACTTTGCGATTTGCCGTATGGAACAACTGCTTGCAAATGGGATAGCATTTTACCATTGGATAAACTTTGGAATGAATACAACAGAATAATAAAACCTGATGGAGTTATTTTACTTACTGCTTCACAACCATTTACAACTACATTGATAAGCAGTAATTTGAAAGGGTTTAAATATTGTTGGTATTGGGATAAATTAAACGCGGGTAGCTTTGCAACTGCTAAATATAAACCATTATCGGTTTTTGAAGATGTTTGTATATTTTCAAAGAATGGAGGTAAAACGAAATATTTTCCAATAATGGAACAAGCCGAAGAAAAAAACAAAAGACCAAGAGATAGGCAATATGAAAGGAAAGATGATAATTCAAATGGAATGGGAAGCGGTATTTTTAAAAATTCCGATAATCACAACGAGGATTTAAGATACCCGAAAAATAGATTGGTTTATGATAATAGAGTAGGAGAATTAAATGCTTTGAATAGATTGCACCCTACACAAAAACCTGTTGAAATGTTTGCTTACCTTATTAAAACTTACACAAATGAAAATGATATTGTGCTTGATAATACAGCAGGTTCATTTACAACGGCAATAGCTTGTTTGCAAACTAACCGAAAATATATTGTAATGGAAAAGGAAAAGGAATACTACAACAAAGGATTGAAACGAATACTTGAATGGGAACGAGAACAAAAAACCAAATTGTTTTGAAAAAACAAAAGTGCGGCGCCTATTTGGTGCGATGATATGTATTTAAATTAACAATATGAATATAACACACGAAAACGAAATAAAACACGAAGACACGGTATTAATGGCAGTAATGACAAAATACCACGAACGCAGTAAACGCGGCATACGAAAATACGGAACGAACCTAGATAGAAAAGACGTTGATTTATTAGGGTGGTTAAACCACTTACAAGAGGAACTAATGGACGCTACTTTATATATTGAAAAACTAAAGAAGGAAATAAAATAATATCCCTTAAAAGAAACAAAAACCTATAAATTTATCCCTTATGAAGGCAATACTAGAATTTAACTTACCCGAAGACGAAGTAGAATACTATTGCGCTAACAAAGGTACTGCGATGTTAAACGTTCTTTGGGAACTTCAACAGGAACTACGTAAGTTATACAAGTACGAAGAACTAAACAAAGACGAAATGTTAATAGTTGAACGAATGCGTGATTTTCTAAACGATAGCTTAAATGACCACGAAATAAACCTAAACAAATGAAATATGGAATAATCTTTTTAAGCGCTTTAATTATCGAAATATGTTCTACCTTTTACATTAGGTACGTTTCGGAAGCGAACACGTTAGGAATGTTATTCTTTGCGTTTATAGCGCCGTTCCTAGGCTTACCTTTTGCAGGTTATATGGTAGAATCAAAACTTTGGAGCGAACGAATTAAAATGGCCTTCTCGTTGGCCTTTGGA